TATGGATTTTTTTGTTAATTCGCCTACTAATTTTGATGCCAATAACCGTGTGGTATATAAAGGTCAAGGCGGCGCACAAGCAAACATAGGCTCTGAAGGTGGCGGACCAGGTGGAGCTGGTTTCATTTATGTTTACGAAAATATAGGTTCTTAATTATGGCAAAAATAATAATGTCAGCGTTAGAAGATGGTGGAGTTTATAAAGTTTTTGCTGATCAAGCAGAATTAGATGCTTCGCACATAGTACAATCTGTATATACAATTGTTGATTTGTCGGATGCTGATTTAGAAAAAGTTTTAGAAGAAACAGCAACTTTTAAAGTTACTGATGGAGTTTTGGGTGTTGCTGATATATCTCCTACTTGGAATAAAGCAGAATATCTTAGTGCTAAAGACCGACTTTTAACGGCTTACGGTGAGATGGATGATAAAACTAAAAAAGCTTCTTTAGAAAGTTTTATAGAAACTGTTGGTGGAATAGACATAGATTCTTTAACAATAGATTCATCAGTATCTTTTTGGAAATACGTAAAATCAATAAATGGTAACGTCGGTTATCACCCTTTACAATTATTATAATATATATTATAAAGTCTTTATAATGTACGAAAGAATTATAAAGGTAAAATGCAAAACTTATTTGTAATAGAAAATTTTTACACTGCTGAAAATTTTGGCTTAATGTCTAATTTTCAAAGAACGTGTAACATGAAAGGTTTACATGTCCCTCAAAATATTTATTATCCCTCAAGACTAGAAGCCTTCCCTACATGGGAATCTGATGATTTTGAAAAAGATCAAATAGAATATAACCTTACAGAAAAAACTTTAATTCAAAAAACAGAGTTTAAAATTAAAAAAATTAAATCTTTTTTTAGAAAAGTATTAACTTCTGAACTTTTAAAATCTCCCTATAAAGAAAGAAATGAGTCCCTTGTGCATCAAGACTCCGACAATTTCGATTGGGCGGGTGTTGTATATTTTGATAGTTTTAGTATTGATGATGGTACAAGATTGTATTCATATAGAGAACAAGTAAAGCCTGATGTTATAATTGGGTCTAAGCCCAATAGATGTATAATTTTTAAAGCGGATTTATTTCATTCGGCAGGAATAGATTGGAATAAAGATTCTAGAACTGTGCAAACATTTTTTTTAGAAACGGATAAGAATGTTTGAAAATAAAATAGAATTTAGCGCTCATGAAATATACGTTAATTTAAAGGACAGTTATCCTGTACCAGCAAAAAATAATTTACCTGAATGGTATAGAAAATTAGATCATACGTCGCCAAATAAAACTGTTAAAGGGTGTATGCCTTTTTTAGATTCAATGTCAGCGGGGTACATTTTAAAATTACCCCAAGACTTTTATATTAATCATAATTTTACTAAAGAAGATGGACAAAAAGATTCTACCTTTGCCTGTCCAATGTCAAATGAATCGGATCTTTTAAATTTACATTTTGTTAATTTAAACAAACAAGGAAACGAGCATCACTCTCCACAACAACTTCACGGTAGCCCACATCTTGAAAAAAATAATAATCAGGGAGTTTTAAAAGTTATGAATCCTTGGAGAATAAAAACTCCTCCAGGTTATTCTTGTTTATTTGTCCCTCCTCTTAATAATTCAGATGATAGATTTAGTATAATACCTGGTATTGTTGATACCGATACATATAATAAAGAAGTTAATTTTCCATTTATAATAAATGGAGATAAGTATGAAACTTTAGAAACAACTTTAAAAAAAGGAACTCCTTACGTTCAAGTAATACCTTTTAAAAGAGAAAGTTGGAAAATGGTAATTAAAGGAAAAAAATCAAAAGACATGGTTGAAGAAAGATTTGGATTTTATTTAAAATTTTTACATAATTATAAAACATTATATTGGAATAAAAAATCATGGAAATAGATTCTTTTATTAGAACGTATAAAATTATAGAAAAAAAACAGTTATCTAAATTTTTAGCTTACGTTGAAAAAACAAACGCTTTTAAAACAGCCCCTATTGTTACTAAAAAAGGATTGCAAGTTAATACTAAAGTTAGAGATGTTAAAACGTTATTTTTAAATGATTTAGAAAAAAGTTTAACCAATGTTCATTGGTACAATTATTTTAATAATTGTTTTTTAAAATGTTTAGAAGAGTACAAACAAGAAACTAATTCCCAGTTCCTACACTATCAAAATAATTTTGAAATGAACGTCTTGAAATATGATACAAATAATTTTTATACCTGGCACACAGACCATGGTTTAACTACTCCAAGAACTATAAGTTGCATCTTATTGTGTAATGACGAATATGAAGGTGGAGATCTGACATTTAAATTACCCAATCAAGAAGAGTTTTCTGTTAAAAGTAAACCCGGTGAATTAATAATGTGGCCGAGTAATTTTATGTACCCTCATTGCGTTAAACCTGTAACCAGTGGACATAGAATAACAGTTGTTGGATGGGTGGTATAATGAAACATAATGTGTGGCCTTTGTTTTCATCCCCGCTTTTTTCAATTGAAACTGGTTTAGAAAAAAATGAATTAAATAAATTAGAAACAAAATTAAAGAAAGAAAAAACAATCCATAGTCCAATTAATAAAATTAGTGAAAATCCTGAAAAAAATAATTTCCATACTGGCGTAGAGGGAGTTTTACAAAAAGAAAAATATGAGGTTTTAAAAGACGTTGTGGTTAGATCTATAAAACTTATCAATGATAATTATTTTAAATATAAAACTAATTTTATAATAAGTAACTCATGGGTGGCACGGGCTTCTCCAAAAAGCAGCTGTACTATTCACAGACATCAAAATTGTTTTTTAAGCGGAGTGATTTATATTAAAGCAAAAGAAGGTTGTGGAGACATAGAATTTGAAAATTTTAACCATAGGGATATCTCAGTAGGACCTAGACACGGAGATACTATTTATAATGCAGAACGTTTTTGGGTAAAGCCTACTCCTGGATTACTGTTATTGTTTCCTAGTAACATGTATCATAAGATACATGAAAATAATTCAAAAGAAGATAGGATCTCTGTTTCTTTTAATGTTATGCCTACATCTTTCTTAAAAAAATATATTAAAAATAATGAAGTATAAATTAATTAAAAATTTTTTAACACAAGAAGAAATTAATCTTTGTACAGATTACTGTAGAATACAACACCGGCTAAACAAATTTAATTTTGATAATCAAAATAGTAATTTTGATTCTAGTTTTTATGGAGATCCTTTAATGGAATCTATGATGTTAAACAAAAGAAAGTTAGTTGAAAAACATTCAAAGTTAGAGCTGTTACCAACTTATTCTTATTTTAGAGTCTACACCTATAAATCAGATTTACCTAAACACACAGATAGACCTTCGTGTGAGATTAGTATTACAGTTCATATTAACTCGGACGGAACACCATGGGAGATATACATAGACGGTAAAAAATACAGGACCAAACCAGGAGACGCTGTTTTATATAAAGGTTGTGAAGTTGAACATTGGAGAGAACCTTTTGAAGGTGACTGGCATGCACAAGCTTTTTTACATTATGTAAATTCTAAAGGGCCCTATAAAAATTTGTATAGAGATCAAAGAAGAATGTGGGGAGAGAAAAAATGAGTTTTTTAGAAACCATGTTTTGTAGTTCAATATATCATTCAACTCTATCTGATGAAAAAATTAAAAAACAATTATTAAAAATTGTGTGCAATTTAGAAAAAAATGTTAAATCAAATAAACAAACTAATGAAGGTGGGTATCAAAAAGATTTAAATTGTAGAGATTTATTTTTAAGTTTAATATCTGAAGAACTTTATAAATATGAAAGACTATTAAATTTAAATAAAAAACTACAGCTAGATAATTTATGGTGTAATATTAATTACAAAAACAGTTACAATGTATCTCATGTACACCCCGGAGTTCATTTTTCAGGAGTCTATTATTTAAAGACACCACAAAATTGTGGTAAATTAATTTTTACTAACCCCAATACATTTGTTAGAATGCATCCTGAAATGGAACTAGCAAGTGACCACCTTGATTTTAAAACTCATTTTTATATAGAACCTGTTCAAAACTTATTGTTAATCTTTCCTTCTTATTTATTACATGAAGTGGATATAAACAATTCTAATGACAAAAGAATATCCATATCTTTTAATTTATGCATCAAATAAATATATTTACAAACTCTTTATTTTTTACGGATCAAAAAGATTCAGAGTTTAAAAAAGAAACGATAAAAACAAAACGTGTGGATAAGACAACGTTTACTAACATGTTAAAAAATTTTGCAGCTAAGTTAGTAAAAAATTATAATATAAGTTTTCAAGATGTTTTTATAGATAATATAAAATACTATGAAGATTTAAAAGACCAGACAAATTTAAAAATTGTTACAACCAATGTTTTGTTTCAAGGTTTATACATGGTGGATGTTGATGAAGACTGTGGTATAATTTTTTTTGAAAGAGATTCTGGAGAGTTTATATGCCACCATACTGATTTTATTCCTCAGTTTAATTTTATAGCCAGAGAAAATACTATTGTATGTTTTCCTTCAAACATTGATTTTAAATTAAAAGAAAATAAATCAGATAAAAAAAGAAGGTATATTTATTTTACTTTATCTGTTTAAAAATAAATAAAATTTACATTAATTCTTGCGTCTTGATCAGTGCATGTTGTGCTGTGATGTTTTTGATGTGATTTAAAAAACAACATTCTATTTTCAACAGATTTTATTTTATTTTTTAAAAGTCCTGTGTATCCATTATTGTTATTAATGTAAAATAAAGCACTGTTACATTTAGGGTCATCATGATCACGATGCAACGCATGTTTTTTTATCTTAGGGGTATGAGTATAAAAATTACATTTTACACGAAAAAGTTTTTTTATTTTTAATTTTAAAAGAATGGGTCCAAGTAAATTAAGAGCTGGTTGACTCAATATTTTTTGATCTTCATATACCGTGTGACTTAAATAAAAATTTCCTATAGCATTATCTTTTGGATGCGCTACATTATTTACATAGTACCAGGGAAAAGTATTAGTGAGTAAAGTATTTTTTATTTTTAAAAACTCATCTTCAGGTAAAAAATTATCTTTTATTTGAAACATTTTATTAAAACATTAAGGTTAAAACGAACTGAATCTTTTGAAGGAGGATTACCTTTATGTTCAACCATGCTTTTATACACTTTTGCTTGGCTTATTTTATCAACATAAAATTTATTGTTAATAAATGTTCCTCCATCGGTCGTGTGTGGATTATATAATATGCTTAAAAAATCGTCGGTGTATTCGTCCTTATGAAACTCCGTATGGTTTCTAGGAAAATACATGTTCCATAAAAATCTTTTTATTTCATATTTTTTAATGTTTAATTGTTCACAAACTTTTTCAGTAATTTTATACGCTTCTTTATTAAGCGGTGAATTAAAAGGTTTTCCATCTTCTAATGATGACACACTAAAACCTCCCCCTCTTCCTGCAAACAAAGGAGACATTAAGTTTCCATAATCTAAACATTTTGTTAAGTACCATTGATGATAACAAAGTTTATTAATTAAAGCTAAGTTTTCTTCGTTTGATAAAAGATCATCAATTAAAGTTACCTCATTAGTATTCATATTTTATAGTTCGTTCTTTCAATAAATCCTCTCTGATTTCTTTTACATTAAAATTAAATGAAATAATAGTTCTTTTTTTATTTGTTTTATTAACTCCTGATCTATGTATGACGTGAGAAGGAAATACAATAAAATCGCCTTCAACAACTCTTAATGAAATAGCCTTGTCTAAATTAAGCGGATCCAGTAGTTGAGTATATTGATGATTATTAAATTCTAGATAGTACACGCCAGTAAAATTATTAGCGTGAATATGCCAACCATGAGTGCCCTGGTTTTTATATTGTTGAAACCATAATTCATGTATTTTAATTGTTTTAAAACCTATTTTAGAAACCATTTTAACTAAATGGTCGTGGATATGTTGACCCGCATATTTAACCCAAGGCCTTTCAAAGTCTGAAGATTGATTCCAATCTAATTTAGAAAAGACATCGTCAAATTCTGCTTTATTTAATTTAGTTTTTGATTGATCAATCAAAGATAATAGGTTATCCTTGATATTTAAATGATTATTAAAGTGCGCTTTTAAAAGCGGGGTTCCTATGGAAAGATTCATAAAAACATGTATTATAGGTTTTTTAAAAAAATTGTATACTGCAAATTTAAATGATAAATAGATAATATGCTACAAAAATTAGGCTTTGCCCCAGGATTTAATAAACAAGTTACAGAGACCGGTGCTGAAGGGCAATGGTTTGATGGTGATTTTGTTCGTTTTAGATACGGTTCACCTGAAAAAATAGGTGGTTGGCAACAATTAGGACAAGATAAATTAACTGGTGCAGCTAGAGCTATTCATCATTGGGACGACAATGCTGGTATTAAATACGCAGCTGTAGGAACTAATAGAATTTTATATGTATATTCAGGTGGGACTTATTATGATATACACCCAATTAGAGCTACTTTAACAGGAGCTAATTTTACAAGCACATCATCATCTACAACTGTTACAGTTACATGTAGCGGGCTACATGGATTAGCAGATAACGATATTGTTTTATTTGATTCTGTTAGCGGTGTGACCGCAGTAGGTTCTACTTTTACAGATGCAACATTTGAAGATGTTAAATTTATGGTAACGTCTGTACCAACTACTACAACTTTTACAATTACAATGGAGGCTCAAGAGTCAGGAACACCTTTAAGTACATCAGGATCGGCTTCGGTTTTATGTTACTATACAGTTGGGCCTTCTCAACAATTAGGTGGTTTCGGTTGGGGTGCTGGTTTATACGGTGGTACATCTTTAGGTGCTGCAACTACAACGTTAGCTTCTACTATTAATGATGCTGTAACTAACATCCCTTTAACAAACTCAGCAGCTTTTCCTTCAGCTGGTGAAATAAGAATAGGTACAGAAGATATTAGTTATACAAATAATGATACTACAACTAATATATTAAGTGGTGGTGCAAGAGAAGTAAATGGAACTTCTAAAGCAGGACATAGTGGTGGCGCCACAGTTCAAAATATTTCTAGTTTTGCAGGTTGGGGAGATCCATCATCTTCTGACTTTACAATTGATCCTGGTTTATGGGTTCTTGATAACTATGGTACAAAATTAATTGCACTTATTTATAATGGCAAATGTTTCGAATGGGATGCTTCAGCAGTAGGGGCCGTTAATACTAGGGCAACAATATTACCTAATGCACCAACTGCATCACGACACGTATTGGTATCTACACCTGACAGACACTTAGTATTTTTTGGAACAGAAACAACTGTCGGAACATCTACTACACAAGATGACATGTTTATAAGATTCTCT